TATAATCTCCTTTTTGTGTATTTACATCAATCTGGCCAGATTGTAATGTACTATTTCATTCCTTTCAACATGTGTTGAAACTGTCCTGCCATCTGCTGAACCTGATTAAGCTGCTGCTGAGAAATCTTTCCAGACTGCAACATTTTCTCAACTTCTGCTTTCGGGTCTCCCTTAAAATTCTGTTTAAACTGCATAAACTGCTGCATCATCTGCATTGGCCCGTTTCCCTGTGGCATCCCACCACCGAGGGCATTGAATAATGGATTACTCATCTGCGTTTCCTCCCTTGACTGCTGATTCCTGCACGGTATTAGCCCTAACAGGTTCAGAAAAAGAATTTAATCGACTTGCTATAGCGTCACATTTGGCCTTTAAATCGTCATATTCCTGTCTGGTGACATATTTATTGTCCATGTTCTGAGCAGGCTGTTTAGGTGGCATCTGAGTGCCTATTTCATGGTATTCAAATGTCCGTAATGGCTGTGGCATACCAGAAACGTCTGTGGATTTTATGTAGAACTTTTCGCTTTCACTGTCCATCAGCAGGACGCTTGTGCCGGGTGCTACCAGATAGGATTTTGCACCAACTTCGCCAGATACCCACAGGATGCCATTGTTGTTCTGTTGGGGTTGCTGTACTGGTTGAGCTGACATCTGGACAGGCTGCTGCTGGAACTGATTCATCTGTCCCGGAACGCCGAAGCTATATTGATAAGGATTGTTATATAATGCCATCTTATGCACCGCCTTTCTGATTATATTTTTGCATAAAAAAGAACCGGAAACAGTTCGTTTCTGGCTCTAATTAGTGTCTAAAAAGTATCAGCACACTTTAATTATTTTATTGTTCACCCTCCGGCTTAACCGCTTCGCCGTGGATATACTCACGTTCATCTGTTCAGCGCAGTATTCGAGTGTATATTCCTTACATCTCAGCCGGAACAGCATTTCTTCATCCGGTGTAAAATTACACTCTATTAAGAATCTGTCTATGTCTTTCTTTGTGAATACATATAATTTCATGAGCATACCTCTTATTAATGCAATTAGCGCTGATTCTGTGCAAGATAATTTGTAAGCTTCTGTTTTGTTTTTTTTAATTCTTCGACGTTATTTCCACTAATCTGACTGTCCAACATGGTTGATAACACTTCCAGAATTAATGAATCTCGTTCTGCGATTCTCCGAAGGCTCTCGTAATCTCGTTTGTCATGTTCTTCCAGTGTCTCTACTCGTTTATTAAGTCGGAATGCTGGAGTAATCCACTTAAAGATTACAGCTGCCGCCCCTCCAACAATGGACACCCCTCCGCAGATAGAGAGAAAAATCTGTACAAATTCTGATATGCTCATTTATTCTCCTTTTCCCAGTAATATACCGGGATCTCATTTCCGGAATCCCATGTATCGAAATATTTTCCATTCTGTGCCGTCACTACATGACCATCTATGCAGAGAATGTATGTGCCTGTCGGATGATCTGCGCAAAAGTCGTTGACTGTATAGATATATCGTTCTGACTGTTCAATTAGCTTGCGTCTGTATCCATGCTTATAGAGATACGCTCCCCAAACGTAATTAGCCGATGGCATATCTGACAGAGTACACGCCTGTACCATTAATCCGGCGAATACTGTTTCCCAGTCGAATCCGGTCGCCTTGCATATTGCCCGGACAACGCAATCTCCCGTTCTCTTGTCCTTAACAGGATTAGGATTGAAATATTCCCATCTATCCATCAGTCAATCCCCTTTGCTGTCTTATATCGTTTTGCCGCTCCTCTGGCTTTTGCGGCGTTCTGACGATTCCACTTAGCGATCATGAGCCGGTCTTTCAGTTCCTTCAGGTCGTTCTGCTTGCAGTAATCTTTGTATGCAGCATTTTGTTTCTGCAAAAGATAAGACTTCCGGTCAAGATCTTGTTGGAGTGCGAACCTTGCCTTTTCATTTGGTGCATTGTCAACTCCTGCTTGTAGTCCAAGAACCTCTCTCTTTGTTTTGCGAATTCTCCGCTCATAAGTACGTTGTCGTTGTTCTTTTTCGTACTGTTTACCTTTGTTGGCTTTGTCCTGTGCTGATAATCCTGCATAAGGATTAAATTCTCCGTCGCTTGCCCCAAAACTATGCCGACAGTTGACCCCTGACAGTCCACTTGCCGTTCCGTATCCGGTCAATGAGAACGGCGGAAATTTCTTACTCTTGCCAGAACGAGAGTATATCTTGCCTTGCCACCATGAGTGATTTCCGGGGTTCTCGCCACCGTCACCCGTTCTGGCTCCCATGTGTGCACTGACCAGAATCAAATCCCAGTCCATTTCTTCCATGCGCTTTAGGGATATGTCTCCCGTAGCCTGCGCCACGCCAGTTCTAACGGAGCGTGCTACTGCTGTTTCAATGGTGTCTTTTCTGCCAGATGGATATGTAACAGTAACACCATCGCTCACAACGTTATTAACTGCTTCTTTAATGGCTTGCGTATACCCAACCGCCCCAGTCATTACATGATTATATGCAAGGTCGCATTGATCAATATAAAGCCTCTGAGCGGCACTTGCAGTTGTTCTCGTGAAGTTCTTCCACTCACCCATAGTCGCAAGCATATTCCGTTCCATGAGCCTTATCATAGCCGGGGATTGTTCGAGCGGTACAGGGCTTAATCCTGCCGCCTTATATACCTTATCATCGTAGTCCATCGCAGTGATTCCGGCATCTTCAAACGCTTCAAGAAGTTCCTGTTGTTCACGTTTGGTATATTTGGATAGTTCTGCTAGAATGTCCTCTAGCAGTTCGCCAGATTCCTGTAACGTTCTGATTCTCCATGTATCAGCATTGGTCAGAATATAATCCTCACCTCTGCCGATTCTTGCCATCATCCGTGATACAATCTCAGAGATAATATACTGATGCAGTTCTTCGGCGATCTGTTCACTGCCCTCTGTTATCCGGTGTAAATACTCTGGACTTAACATAACTATTCATCTCCAAATAATTTTGGTTCGTCCGGCTGAGCTTCTTTGACCATTGCTTTTGCTTCTTCCTCAGTCATTCCCTCAAATTTCACGAAATACAACCATGCCGGAACCTTGCCAGTAGTCACATACTGCCACCATCTTGCACGGTCGTTTTCTCTTACATAGAGAATGTCTCCAAAATCATAATTGACTTCATAAGTTCCAACGGGCGCAAGCCCGTACAGGTCAGCGTAAACGTTCAATGCGTAAATAACTTCGTCAAGACAGGATTCCAGTTTGTCCCTCACGTCTTTAATGAATTGCACTGTCCTCTGCTGTTCTGCTTCTACTCCTGTGGCTGTCTGAATGCCGCTAGATTCGTTGAAAACAAAGTATCCGTTGGAGAATCCAATCTTATATCCCAACTGGCTTAAAAGGGCATTTATACCGGCTATACGGGTATCTGTGTTGAGTTGCGGATTGATTTCTTGATAAAACTCTTTTTCATCCTGTCCGAATACATTCTTGACAAAGTGCGGTAAGTTCATTTCATTTCGCCTGTTCTCCATACCCTGTGGCGACATAGCTGATACAGGCGTGCCGTTTGGCATCAGCAGTCTATCATCTGCCAGAACAATCTTCTGAGAATCAAAAATCTCTCCGGCGTTTCTGCTGTATGCAATATCGAGGTCTTTTAACTCCTCGATAGCTTCGGCAAATATCGGTAAGCCAAGTGGTGTACTGATGTCCACATTGTTCGCCTGTGGCGTCCGCAGCATTCCATACAACGGTCCGTCCAGCTTCTCGCCGTTTGCCTTGAGAATCGGCGGTGTATCTGCCATGAGGTCAGCCCACTTGGTCTGTTTAAGGTCAATTTTATCTCCGATGCTCTGAGGAGTTTTCGACACGTAAGCTCTGTTGGAAACATAATACGGATAGGTCGTTACGTCATCTATCGTAGTCTCAACAAAACGATGATATTCAAGCCGTGTATAGTATTTCCGTCCAACTGTATAAGAATCCTTAAATATAATCCCTTTGATTTCCTGATTGTCGTAATCCACAATCATCACATCTGCCGGAGTAAATACATCAAGACTCTCACCGTTCGGCTTGATGAAAACCGTTCCATAAGCACAGCTATATTCTACCCAGTGGCGTATCTGGAAATATACTTTATCTATCTGCTCCTGTAGCCACGCAGCCCTTGCGGAACCGTCTATCTGAATGCCGATCGCCAGCGTTGCGAGCCGAGCTGTTTCTGAGCAGACAGATTTAGCAAAATTGATCGTCTTGATATTATTCTTATCATCCAGCCATTCCGGCGCACCTCTGTAAATGTTCGCGCACCGGTTAATCAGCGATTCCATCTCTGGAAATTCTGCTGCCTGAATGTTGAAGTCCTCTTCGGCTTGTTTTTTGAATATCATGTTAAACCACCTTTTTAGTGTTGTTATAAGTCCCATTATGCATTGTTACCCCTTCTTCTCCACAATGATTCTGTTGCGTATCTGCAGGCATCGACTAAATGGTTGTTCTCGTCAGGATATCCACTTATAACGTTTCCATCTTTGTCTCTTTCATATTCGTACTCTGAAAACTCTTTGTAAGCATTAGGCGTTCTTTTGGGGTCAATAACGATAGTCCTTGTCTGAAGCCATTTCATAGAATACTCCACACTTCCAGGCCCTTTTATTGCGCCCCTTGCTGGAAGTCCAAAGTCTCTATAATCATTGATTGATTTAGGTTCCGCAGAATCGCAAGTAATAGTATAATCATCATATTTTCTTTTTAGAATCTCGTCTGCTGATTTCCTATTACTCCATTTATTTTTGTAAATTTCATCAATGAGATATATCTTTTCAGTGTTATGATTGTAATACAAACGTATAAAAGCATACGGGTCAGGGAAAAATCCCCAGTCACACCCCTGAAATATTTTATCCATGTGGCTGATCTCTTCGTCTGTAATATCTCTGATTTCCAGATACTCAAATACGTTTCTGCCGTCACCATTCGGGACACCCAGGTATTCATGTTCATAGGCTTCTGGATTGATTTCTTTCAGATGTGCTGCATCGTCAATAAACTTCTGTCCGAGCCACTCCGCCGGAGCTTCCAGATAACTCGAATGATGGATAACTCTTTTTGGGTTAGGCATGAGCTTAATCCTGTTTACCCAGTTTGATTTTGATTTTGGTGGGTTATACGATGAAAAATCATAGGACTCGTCACCACCACGAAGCACTGACTGATTAACAGAACGTTCCTGAGCATCTCCCTTCATTTGATCTTTTTCCTCTTTCCAGAGGATTCCAATGTAGCCAAATTCCGGCTTAATGGATTTCAGCTTGGTTTCATCGTCCAGACCACGGAAGTATATTGTCTGCCCCGTCTTAATATATTTGATTTCAAGCGGCGACACCTTACATTCAAATTCTTCCATCAGTCCAAGTTCGTTGATAGCCCATTTCATGTTAGCATATACGGAATCTTTCAGAGTACCGGCCACCTGTCTTGTAATGCAGGCGTGCATCTGAGGATTGTTCTTAATAAGTTCAACAATCTTAAAAGCTACGAATGAAGATTTCAGACCGCCTCGACCACCCTCGAATACATATTCGATATTAGGCTTGATTTGCCGGTTAATATCCACGAATGCCTTACCAAGTACTCTGGCAGGAAGCTCATATTTGCTTTCGTCTGATTTTGATACGGCTACCAACTGTTCCCATTTGTCCACTGCCTGCATATTTCCTTTGATGGCTTTATTATATACGGCAGCTACAATACAGGCATTGTTATTTGCATCCTCATCAGATATTCCCATTTTTGTGAGTTTCTTCTTTGCAGCAGTCGGAGCAGGGTTCTCAGCTATCATTTTTGCTAATTCAGAAAGGGTTTTCTTTTGACGGCGCACTTCTCCCGACTTAATACCGCCTTTTTTTGTTATTTCTCGGAGTTCGCTCGGAGTTCGTTCAGAATTTGGTATTAAATTTTTCTCATTTGCCATCCTATCAACATCCAATCATATCCTTTCTGAATTCAAAAAAGTCCCCAGTATAGCAGTTATATACAAATATAATACCACACTGGGGAGATTTAGCTCTCTACCACTTTTATAAATTTTTAAGTTTTTTTTAAAGCCTGCCAATCAGTTTGGCCAGATGATAATATTCCGCCATGACCTTGCGTTTGTATCCGTAAAAGTCATTCTCTGTTGCAGGAACTGTCCTGATCTTCTCCATTGTCCGATAGCCGATACCGTTCACGATGCTGTCATAGATTTGCGATTCAATGCCGGGTGCATATTTGATAGATACCTGTAACAGATTGTATTTGTCGCTTTCACTAAGATTCCGCAAGTGACTTTGTAATGTCGGTATATCATCCGGCGGCACTCCGTAATCAATCAGTGTTGCCTTTCTCAGCTTCATTTATTTCACCTTCTTCATTCAAACTCCAGTCGCATGGCATGCCTCGAAAACATTCTGGACAGTGTTCGTAGAATCCGCAGCCTTTGCAATCCGCTGGCTGTCCAGTACAATATTGCTGTAGTACGTGGTATGCTGATATAGCAAGGTTTGGCGTTATGTCTGGTGTAGGTTTGTCTGGCATATTTATCACTCCTCTCAAATCGTATAAACATGCTGTTTTGGTGCTACTTTTCCGCGTTTCTTTCCTTTTTCGAAAGGCTTTACAAATACTTTCTTACCGCTTTTGTACGTTCTGTAATGTCCTCTTACGCTCCAACATGGGCAGCTGATTTGACTATGTTTTACGGATTTTTGATATAGATTATTCTCTACAACATATTCAATCAAATCATCAAGAAGAAAAATTTTATTATCTTTTTTTGACAAATGATTTTTCCCCCTGCTATTGACTTTTCTGCTTCTATCTACTTTTCTTATAGCTTTTTCCCTTGATTCAATCTTTTCCATTATGGTTATCAATGCTCGTATTATGAGTGTACAATAGTCGTGGTCAATTTTTTCGTATCTCCGATATACTTCATCCTCGACATCCGTAACTTGTCCCACCATTATCTGCATGCCATATTTTTCTGAAAATTGAATATAATACGACACTTCCGGAAATTTATCTTCTTTTTCTGGTATAGGCTCTGGAACTACTACCATTCCTTCATCAAGCAATAACTCTCGACTGTAAAGTTGTATAAGTGCCTCATGTACTTTATCTCCATCAATCAATCTAAGAGTAAAATCAGAAAAAATAAATTTACATTTCAAAATATCGCCAAGATCTTTAAGTGGTTTCAAATCTTTTATTTCACAAACAATAGTAGGAAAGAAATAATCATCCATTCTGCATCTCCTCCAACTTCTTCTCAGCATCTTCACGGGTGAGGAATATAGATTCTCCAAAATCACATTCTCTAAAGTATGCCACAATAAAACTATTCGTTACTTTTGCGTAAATTCTGAATTGTTCTCCAGACGCATAATAAGATACGCTTGATAAAAAAGATTCATATACTTCATATTCCGCATCTCCATCATATTCATCATAACCAAACACATTAATTGGCGATGTTACCACCCAAACCGTATCTCCAACCTTACACGGCAATCTCACAAGCAATCCCTGTTCTTCTAAGTCTTCATAAACAGCAAGTTTCGTAAGAATTTTATCCGCAAACGGTTTTAATAATCCATCCGTAATTTCTTCTTTTGCAACTCCTGTACCATCAACATTTCTTTCTCTTTCTGTTAATCTCTCCATCTACTTCACCTCTTCCATCTGACTCTCTATAGCGTCTGTGAGCAGCTTCAACGATTCAATGAATGCATCCGTCAATGCTGTTCTGTCTGGGTATTTAGCGAACGTTCTGACAAGTTTTACTGCATCCTTGATTTTTTTCTTCATCTTCGACGATTTCGGATGCTTCATACACTGTCTTTTCAACATAGTTGTAAGTAACAATCTTACTGTCGTAAAAATTCAATATGTTTGGAAACGGAATTACGATAGGGTTTAAATGGTTTTCTCTCGCCCATGTGAATCCCTGAAGCTTTGCCATTTTCAGAACACTCAAATATTCTTCCTGTGTCTTTACAAACACGATTTTTCCAGTTAAAATAATCATTTCTCCACCTCTTATCGCTTACTTTTTATCGCTTGTTTTCATCGCTTGTTTCTGTAATTTCTCTCAAGCAGGCATTCCAACCAACCGCAATAATATCTTTTTGTGATTCTACATTGTCATTCGGAACGATATACTCTTTTTTCTCCGGCAATGGCTTCAATGGACACCATTTAGGTCTTGATTTGCTTTCGTAATCATAATGTTCTTCTGTCATCAGAATTACATCATAATCTAAACAATCAGCTAATTCACAATAACCCACATATTCAAGTTCACCGCAGTATGAAGTTCCGAACGGGCAATCATAGCAATTTTCTGGTGCGTCTATCACTAATACTGATTTACTCATACGCTTCACTTCCTCTCAGCATCAGACTTAAAGTATTGTACCCCGGGACACAATTAATAAATTCTTTCTGGTCAGAACTAATACTCATCCCAATTTCCCAAATTTTGATGTATTTAATTAATTCGTCTGCATCTATTAAGCGCATTTTTCATTTCTCCTTTTAATCACTCGCCATGAAATTACCGAGGCATAACACACATGCTATAATATTAAGCACCAGAATATCCCATTTCTGATTGATTATATTCACAACAATGCATACAGCGTCTGCAATGCCTAAAACTAATGAAAAATATTTACTCATTGTTTTCATCCTCCCATACTCCCAACAACCGCATTCTCTCATACAGTACAGCGACGGTCTTGCGCCTGTATCCGTAGAAGTCTTTCGGATTCATCGGGATATATCTTTCTTTGCTGATTTTTCTGTAACTTTTCCGGTGCAAAATATTATCTATAACCATATCCGCTATCACCGTGTTCTTCGGGCAAGCTGACAAGGCAGCACCGGAAAGCAGGTATCCGTACTCTGCCGGGAAGTCTTTCAGCATCGTATTCAGTTTTTCTATGTCCTCTGCCGGAATACCGTAGTCTTTCAGCTTTTTATTCCTTGTCAGCATATCGTTCTCCTTTCTAATCGTCTGGATGGTGCTTGTCGTACATGATCGCTATGCATACAAGACCAGTCGCTCCGAATATGGCTCCAAGGGTAAACCCTAATAAGAATGTAATCATGGTCTCAGTCCTCCTTGACATAATTTTTGCAATCTTCTGCATATTCGCAACTGTCCATCATGTCACACCGGCTATCACAACCGTCTTGTTTCTCGCAGTAGATACAACACTTTGCTTCACCGTCCGGGCATTCTAATTTACATCTTCCCATTAATACAGTCGCCCTCCTTCTCAAAATAAATATATCTGCTGTTTTTCTTGACCGGCTCCGAAGTATCAATGCCATACTTTATCAGCAAACCTCTCCAAGATTTAAACTCTTTTAGTCTGACCTTGAATCTGGTGTAGGTCTTGCCATCCTTTTTTAAAATTTTCATTTCCATGTTTAGTCCTCCTTGTGCAGTTCTGGTAGTGGCATCCAGGCGATAACTTTATACATCCTTGTTCCTCCATGTCCGTCTGAATATTTATCCCATTCAAGATACCCATATTTCTTTTCGTTCCAGTATCCGGCATTACCAAATTTTAAATAATTCGCAATTCCATAAAGTTTTTCAGGTATTCCATGAACTTTTTCAAGTGTTACAAGATACTCTTTTTCGTCTTCTGGTAACCTCTCACTGACAGGAATCCAACCATTTTCTTTCTCGTCATCCATATTTTCGATATAATCCATGATTTTAAGTCCCAACTCGTAAGCTGTTCCCTCAAAAGGTCTTCCATAAGGATTTATTGTCCTTTTTATGTAATTGTATATTTTACGTTTATTGCTCATCCTTCCACCTCTACAAAATACTTTTCTAAAGTTTCTTTTGATATCTCAATCCATCTGTTAACATTTACTCCGTCAAGATGAATTTCTCCATCAATAATTTTTTCATTTCCAACTTCATAAATTTCGCCTACCTCAATTTCCATGTATCCGTCAACGTAAAATCCATCACCATCGTATGTATCTAACGTGAATGCTTTCACACATTTATACTTCATTCTTCCACCTCACTGTCTTCTGGCATCTGAAACAGGATTGATTTTTTTATCTCATTTCCATAGCCTTTTAATACAGCAATTCCATGCGCCACACTTTCTTTTGTATCATAGCTTCCTGTGTATGCTGCTGTTGCCAGACCTGTGCTGATGATTTTTCCAGATTCAAAATCCATATAAGCTTCCTGAATCATATCCAGTACTTTCATGGCTTTTGCATTGGTGGAATATTCTCCGAGCAAACAACGCCATCCCATATCTCTTCTTACACTTATTACTCCACCCGAAACTTCGATATCGGGTAAAAATTCAAATGCAGCTAAAACTTCCTTGTTCTGACTTCTGATTAACATTTTGTGTCCTCCTTATTTCGTGTAACTGGCAATCCTAATTCTTTTTGCTTCTCTGCAATTCTTAGCGGAATGTATAATTTATGATATTCTCTTCTGCAAATATCACAGTTTCCATAGCTATGCCCCCAACACCAATTACAAAATTTATTGAACTGTTCTTTCAATGCTTCTGAAGATGATGTATTTGCGTATCCTTCCCATATTACTTCCGACATAAAGCTCATTTTCATTCTCGCTTTCTCATATAATTCAGAATATTTTTCCCATGTTTCTGGCAGTTTGGTACAATCTGGCTCATAAGGTTGTGGATATACTGTATATCCACACTTCGTACATTTGATTTGTGGCGGAAAGTCCCTACTCCATTCCATGTTTCCACCACATTTTCTGCAACGGATATATCTCTCTACTTTCTTTGGCTTCGTTTTGAAAAACGAAGTGTAATTATTATTTTTCATTGCCATCCTCACTTTCCACATGTAAGCAACTGGCACGCTATTATGCAGTCCTCCATGATTGATTTATCCAAATACTACCTGTCCGTTATTCTGTATATAAATCATCGGTGCAGCTTTACGCTCCATATCTCTCAATCAGCTCCTTATAATCATCACAAATCTGAATGTGATGCTTCTTTTCCAAATCATCAACCATTTCAGACAATGATGTTTTTCCAGAATTGATATCATTGATGTAGTTATTAATTCTTTTTACGGACTTCATGTAACGTTTCCATCCCCATCCATGTAATTCGTGCATTACATAGAACAAAATCACAAAATTCAGCACGTCAGACCAGTTCTTTCCATCCTCGAACCCATCATCAAAGGCTTTTAACTCCATCTCTTTTAACTCTTTCTGGCAGTTCTGGATAGACTGTGCGAACATATGAGATTGTTTATTTGTATATGGAATGAATGCTTTCTTTTTCTGCTTGATTTTTAGGCTTCCCATCCAACAACCCTCCTTATGTTTTCTGTTAAAGCATCAAACTGTTTTAACATCTTCCGACATCCGTTTCTAGTCACCTGCATATCTTCGGCGGAGTCATCTATCCAATATTTACCATCAATCAGATAACTGTTATCCAAGAATGTACGGAATCTGCATTTTGTAAGTCCGAATTTATTCATGATTTCTCTTTGCGTCAAGGACTCTATAAATTCACCGTCTGCTGCAACAATGTCATAAAGTTTCATTTTATCTCCTTGCCTATCTTTCTTGTTCCGTACCCAACCGGAGTATATGCTCTGTCGGTACTGGGGTGGTTCGTCTTGAGCAAACCATCATCAACCAGATTATTGATATGCTTCCAGACCGTAGCTCTCCCGGCATCCACCCTTTCAGAAATCTCTGTAATCGACGGTGCATATCCAACCAGTTTAATATAACTGACGATATACATATATATTTCTTTTCTGAGAGCCTGTCCCTGTTCGTATCTATTCTTTGTGTTGTACGGCATTTTGATTCTCCTTTTCCAATTCTTTTGCCTTATTAAACATCTTGGAAAGATAATTCGAATAAGCAACAAGCATGTGATCTACAAATCCATTTTTGTTATATTTTTCAGATACAACATGGATCTGTTCAACTACCTGCTGCCAGTATTCATCTTTTGCCTCAATTCCGGCAGTCTGGAGGACCAGTGCCGGAAAGTCAATCTGTAAAAACTTTATGGTGTTCGGTATCTGCTCATGCGTCACTCTCATACTTACGCACCTTCTTCTACCTCAAAACTCTGTTCAAGAAGTCGCTCGTTATCCTTGCTAAACGCCTTTATATAGCTCTGTTTTATCGGTCTGATAAAATGTATGCCGTTAGCTGATTTAGCCCGGGAAACAGCCACATAGAACTGTCCAGGATCCCAACAGCAAGGGTCAATGTTGATTTTTTCAAATGTCTGTCCCTGTGATTTATGAATGCTGATTGCCCAGGCAAGTTTTACCGGGAACTGAGAGAAAGAGCCTACTTTCTTACGGACAATCTTCTCTTTCACGATCTTCCGACCATCCTTTTCTTGTTCGGATTCCTCAATAACCTGTTTCTCAATGTCTTTATTGTATCTATATAAGCTAACTGTTTTGCCCTTATCAGTTTTGATAACCAGATAAGATTCTTCAAATTCTCCGTTTTCCACAATTTTCTGAATGATGCCAATCGTTCCATTAACGTAGTTTCCAGACAAATCATTGACTGTAATCATCACTTTTGCACCGATGTTAAGAATTAAGTCCTCTCTGGCAAATGCAATGTTCTTAATATCGGCAGATGTTAGCTCGCCGTCAACTGCTGCATGAAACACTTTTTCGGTCTTTTTATCCAACTTGCCAAGGAAAGTATTGTTAATTCTGTCAGCTTCTGCATTAGTGCCAACCAAGAACGGCGCTTCCGGTATAACTTTGTCTGATTCGTTGTTCTCCAGATATGCAATGGATTTTCTAATATTGTTGCCATATTTAATATCATTCAGCACATACTTAAATCCCTCATCATTCTGCCTGCATACCTCATCAAGTTTGATATATTCAAATCCCATTTCTTTCCAGTATTCAGACATGAAAGCATATCCATGTTCATACTTTCCACCCTTTCCATAATCAGATCCATACATCCGACAGAGAATTTTTCGATCGTCTGTCGTAATAACTGGCGGAAGCTGGTAGAAATCACCTATCACGATTAACTGAATGTCTTCTTTGTCCTCTCCGATCAGAAGTCTGTCAACTGCTCTCTCTTCATTCTCCGTGATGATCGTCTTTGCAATCATATTGAACAAATCGAACCGGCACATGCTGATTTCATCAATGATAAGAACATCTGCTTCTTTCAGAAGTTCAGCTCTGGATTTCACCTTTTTCTTATAGTCCTCAAATTTAATTGAAATATTCAATGCTCGGTGTACGGTAGTTGCCCCATATCCGATATTATCCGCTGCAATTCCAGTAGTGGCGGATACCAGAATATTTTTACCAGCTTTTTCCGCCTCATCGATGAACGTTTGGATAACCGTTGTCTTGCCTGTTCCTGCGTCACCTGTCAGAAAAACATTACTGCCAGACAGCATTGTATCTAATGCATATCTTTGCTTTTTATTGAGATCGTCTTTTTTCATTTTGTAACCACTCCTTGTAATAATTATGTTAACTGAATATTTTTGCAATATTCAGTTAATTTTGTTATAATAAATCTAATTGCATATACTTTTTAATTTTGTAACCCGTGTGTAACCGGCTTTTTTAATCCACTGGTTACGCCACAAACCCTTATTTTATGTGGGCTTCAGAGGTGTGTAACCGTGTAACCAATGTAACCAAGGTTTTTATATAGGAGAATCACTAGAGTATATGTTTTTTATACACTCTCAAACTTTCTCCTATAGGATGTTTTTTTTCGTGTTACAACGGTTACATGGTTACAAATTACGAAAACGGAACATTTGTTTCGGCATCAGCTGGCAGAAAACCAGTTTCAATAACCTCATTTTCTTGCTCGTTTTCAAGACTTTTTATATCAACAATCTTTACCGCAATAAGCCTCATTACACTTCCACCGTCTCTTTTTAGTACCGTATCTCTTTTTCCTGTGTGCTTGATTAACTCTCGATTAATCGCCCAGGCCGAAAAGGCTTTTCTGGAGAATCCATTGTTCTTCAAAAGGTTTTCAAGAGGTTTCGGATAAAAATATACATATACATCTCCATATTCATCTGGCGTTTCCTTGAATCCCCACTGATCACAGCTAAATTGCGCATCAAAGTGCTGTCCGTACACTGAGAGACTTTCAAGAATGAATTCATAGCATCTCTGACCTTCTGATACATCTTTCTTGCGTGTAGGTATGTCTACAACGTCCTCGACCGTCAGCTCACGTCCATCCTTAAATATGAAATCTGTAGCTAATTTGTCAGCCAGCAGAAGTGTAGATATTGCCATTACCTGCTTTGCTGGAAAGTCATATCCGTCAAAACCTTTCTCAATTTCGGCTTTCATTTCTTTCAGATCATCCGATGTGAACTGTTTGAGATTTCCAACGAACACTCTTCCAGCAAAGCCGTAGTTCTTCACGACAATGCCGTTAATCTCTGCTGGATTCTCGTAAATATCCTCACAACATTCAATTTCAATAATTCTGTTGATAGCTCCGCCGGAATCTGCAAATTCCGAAATAGGGTTCTCACCGTTGCAAATAGTCACATTACTCCATGTATTTTCCTTAGCTGCTCCGAGGTCCTTATTTGAACGTGCTTTTCCTTTGCCAGAACAGAGATTGTAAATCAATGTTTCGTAGTTATCCCGGATATACTGAGAAGCATTCTTCGAGTCGTCCAGAATCATCGGAAAGTTATTGAGCATATCTGCCCTTGTCTCCAATGATGTATCTGTTGAACGAAAATTCCCAACGTAGGCTCCCGGTGCCGGATTCCCCCAAACCGATGCCGCTATATTGATTGTTACCGTCTTTCCGCCTCCTGTCTGCCCATAGAAATCTACGATGAACGGTAGCGCATCAAGCGGCTGTATAAGAACACTCGCAAAAGATGCTGCCAGTGCTATTCGCAGTTCCAATCGTCCGCATGATCGTAGCTGCTTAGCCAGAGTCACCCACTTGAAGTAGTCTCCACTTTCCTGTATACTTTGGAATAGCGTTTTAAAGCGGTATTCACCGTCAAAAACGATTGAAAGGTCGTAAGGGACAAATGTATTACCATGCCACCCCAGTTTGCTTGTAGAGTGCTGTATGTCGATCATATCGGCATTGTACATTTCAACATCCGCCAGATACTTTACGAGAAGCCTTGCATTCTCTGAGTTGACCTGCACCCCGAACCTTGCAAGATTAGTTATTGCCCTGGAAGTCACAATGTCAATTTTTGGAACAGTTATTTCTGTCCAATATCCATCCCTTTTAAAAGCCACCGTGATCTGTTCCTCTCCTGTCTCGATGTTTTTTAGACGACGTATCGGCATGATCGGGTGGTGACATACAAGTTCTCTTGCCTTAGATGTTTCAGAGGAAAATATTCCGTTCTCTGTAGCTATCCAGCTACCACAAGCCATGTTAGGATATTCCTTATCAACAGAATCAGGATAAAAGTTTGTGATGTTTTCAACTAACTGCATAGAACGATTTACTTTTTCTTCTTTTTCCTTTTCCTGTTCTGCTTTCTGGAATTCCTTTATGAACTCTTCTGCTATATGCTTCGCTTTCACACTTTTTGCCCGGTCCATCAGCTTAAACTTGATTTCTGAGCGGTCAATTTTACTTTTTACTGAAAAAAGCTCTTCATACAACTGCTTTTCCATAAAGTCTTGTGCCTGTAAGTTTTCAATATTTTCAAGAATTTTTCTCACCTCCTGACTTAGCTGATAACATTTCGTATCTGCTTTTTTCTTTCTCAAGATTAAACTGGCACATATACCACTCTTCTGAATCAGGAGGGAACGTTTTTAGTGCTGTTTCGTACATAAGTATGTTCTTTTCTACCTGCTCAATCTCATTAGGATCCTGAACAGGGTTGTGTTTTTTTGATTTAATATCTCGCATTTCATGTCTGATCTGGTTGCGGCTTTTACCTTTTTTTGATATATAAGTGCCACCCAGCTCAATAAACGCCGTACTAAAAGGGACGGATTCGTATTGCATCACAAAATCAAACACATCACCGCCAGTTCCACAGCCGAAACAGTAAAAGGAATCATCGTAGATTTTGCAGGACGCTGACTTTTCCTTGTGAAAAGGGCAACATATAAATCCTGCTCTATTCGGCCTTAGCCCGTACCTGGAGAGAATTTCTGGCATTTTTACTGACTGTTTGATTTCTCCCTTAGTCATGACAGCAGCTCCACGATCCGCCGCCCAGTTTCTTCTTTCGTGCAGAATTCAAATCGGACTCCGTATCTATCTCTGATTGTGCAGAGAGATTTATACAACTGGCAGCCATCAACAGCCTTGTCAGAGATTACAGTCTTTACTTTTTTGCCGTTTATCGTCCTCCAGATAACTTTGTGTTTCCTTGGGTTCTCCCAAAAATACACATCGCCAACTGATTTAATATCTGGTCCATGCTCACATAGGATAATCAGCTGAATACCGGCTTCACGTGCCCTGATAAGTTCTGCCTTGAATCTTTCATGTTGTTGACAGACATTTCCACAAAGCTCTTGTAAATCCTTCTTACGGTCAATACAGAGCTTTGTGTTGTCAAGCGACTGATAATCTCCACAATATAACTTTGATCTGAAATACTGTACTCCAATGTCATCAAACTGTTTTTGAATCCGTTCCCATTCCTTTTTGTGTTCTCTTGTGTCCGCTTGTATAACCATTAAAAACACATCCTTTTAATTGAACGGAAGGACATCATCTGCCACGCTGTCTGGAATACTCATGAAGTCCGTACCTGACGGATTTGCTCCCATGATAGCTTCTTCTTTCAGATGATCGTCATAGGCTTTTGTGGTACGCTCTTCTGGGATATCTGCATCCTTAATTCCCTCAATACTTCGGAACCATGCAAGCTTGTGACGTTTTACTTCTTTGTTGTCGTACCAGTCTTTCTCCAGACGGAAGATGCCGCCGATCAACTTGCCTTTAAACTGCTGCCCGAAGTTATCACCCCACTTAACAGCAAATCCCGGATTTGACTTTTCTACACATGTGATAAATGTTTTAAGGTTACGGACACCATAATCTACACTCTCGTCAATAATCATATAGTTAGTACCGGCATTCGGATATTTCTTGTCTGGACGGATATCGTTTTCGAACTGCTTCATAAAGTACCCCGCCTGTTCGTCTCCTTCTGCAAAATCAAACAAGATAATGAGCATATCAAGTCCGCCTTGGGATTCTTTCTCTGATACCTGCTTAATTACCATCTTATGGCCACCGAGCTTAATTGGTTCAAATTCTCCTGCTGCCTGTGTAGTATCGTAATTATTTGGTTTCTGCATTATCTGTTCCTCCTAATTCATAATAATCCCTGATAACCTTGTCAACTTCTGCAAGGTCGTTATCAATAGTCAAACTGTCAAACATTCCAATCGGGGATTTACTTACCGCTCCCTGACTGGACTGAGTGACAAATAAGTGTTTTCCACTCTCTTCAATGCAGCGAAGAACGATAGTAAACATGCCCTCGATGCAAACTTTTTCGTCCAGAAGCTTACCAATTGTCTTAGGCTTTACTTCCCCGGAATCGTCTTTTTCTTCATGCATCATAAGGTAAACAATTTTATTCTGCGGTACTTTTGTTACAATGAACTGGATAAGATTCCAGAAATAGTCTCCAATATCATTGTACAGAGCGAACACTGCATTGCCTTTTCCAGCAGAAGCGTGTCCCTTCATAAAATGATTCGTGATAAGATACCCTGCATCATCAATTACGATAGACTCTGCTTTTGATGCGATCAGGCACTTCATTACCTGCTGGTAATCATCTGTAAACCATCCGTCAATCTTTCCTTTAAACGGAAGCGGTTTATTCAATACTCTAATAAGATTCCAGTGTTCATTCTGGCAGTTCCTAAGACTGGTACTCTTGCCAGAACCAGATTTTCCAATAATTAATACGGGTGTTGCCATTGCTATTCCTCCTTGTCATAAACCACATGTTTACTGCCCTCGATAATCAGCAAACTCGCAATATCTTTCATTGATAAGGTTGATTCGTTATAGATTTCAACCAGTGCGTTGTATGCGTCTGCTGATACTTTCACAACTGGGTTGTTCTTATCAGTTACAGGCTGTTTCTTCCTTGCCGGAATACGGATTTCAAATTCACTCATAGCGTCCTCCTACTTAATCTGAATATTTTGAGAAGTTTTCAGTGAAATTCCCGGAAATTCTTTTCCAGCTTTCAATGCCGCTTTCAATCCGATTTTGTCAGGTATAGGCTCTGCATATTTAAGAAATTCCTCAGGAACAGTTGCCCCCACTGAAATATCTACAGAATCACTTTTTCTGTAAGAAATTGATACCTTTGCAGTCTTAAATTTCTCACCGTCCAGATATTTTGAAAGAAATTCTTTTAATGAAGTTGCTTTGTTCTCGGCAACTTTTTGACGTGCTGCAAGGTTATCTTTTTCTTCTTTTAAGGCTTTTGCATCTGACAGAAGATTTTTGATCCAACAACCGATACCCTCAATCTTCTGATCCCTTTCTATCTGAAGAGCAGAAAGCCTCTCAACGTCAATGATTTCTCCTGTTTCCATGTCTACACAATCCATAATTGCGTTGTCAATTTCGTACAATTTCATTATCTTTTCTCCTCTCTTTTAAAAAACAATACAATGTATCCGTCTCATGGCATTCGATATGGTCCAGAGACATGTCACAGTTCTCATAATCCAGAATATAATCCCCTCTGGATTGAAGCTCTCTGAGCAGTTCATTAATACATCCTGCTATCTCCAGACTGGGAAGAAGCTTCATAATCGCTATCTGCTTACTCATTTGGACACTTCCCATCTATCAGAAGTTCCAACAAGAAAGCTTTGATTATTCTGAGACTTTCACGACTTTCTTTCTCGTAAAATGGGTTAAAAGATACGTTTTGGTACAAATCCCATTTAAATTTGTCTTTGGGAAGGCAAATATCTTCCTGCCTTTTGAGTCCAAATACGCTCATGCCATAAAATGAATAGTTGAATGTGGCACTTGCTGTCGGAACTTCATTATGAACTCTTCTGCAGAGTTCGTAAATTTCATCAATCTCTTTCTCGAACATTTTCTTATCCTCCTTATTTCCTACTGCCAGTCTGCTTCCATCTGGCGTACTGCCCATGCTGCCGAGATACCGAAAAAGATGTTTAGCCAGATAGGTATATCCACATATTTCCCGGCGAGCATGCATACGGCGATCAACATATATTCTTTCATTTTATTTCATTTCTCCTGCAATCCACGCAAGGTTGCTTGCCACCAGTGCGGCAGCCGTCACAACCCATGCTGTGAACCATCTTTTTGACTTTTTCTTGCTTTCTTCGACAATTTCAGTCGCAAGTGCTACTTCGATGTCAGCCCATGTTAGCTGATTTTCGTTTCTAATTTCACTCATATCTTGCTAATTTCTCCTTATTTTTTCTTATTTGTCTTTACAATTAGCAGATAGAGAACTATAATGTATCTATCCACTAAGGTGTTTTAGTGGTGCAAAGCTCCGGGGTGGAGGTTCCAGCTCCCTCCGGGGCACTCACTTATTAAGAGCAGCCTTGCCTTTCCAAACATGACCAGTTACTTCATAGACTTTCCTAGGGCTTATGATGTATGTGATTCGGCCACCGGAAAGGCTTTTTGCTGGCTTATTATTCTGCACAGCCACGCCAATCGGCAACCACCCGTACACAATCCCTGCCCGGATTGCTGTAATAGGAAGCCCGATCAATTGACTTGCATCGGCTACGGTCATACTCTCTGAAGAGAACTCCGGCATCTGCGGAATGCCTGATATGATTCTCGCAACCTCTGCGGCGAACTGATGAATTTCCACATTTTTTTTGATGTAAGTATCAACTTCGCTCATTTCATGCTCCTTTCATATTTGTTTTTATGAATTTTTTTACCTTTGATTTCTTCTTTCTCTTTTGAGTTTTGAATGGAGATTTCTTTCCGGTAAAATGTGTAAAATTATTTGCTCCCATTATTTATCACCTATTGTATTTCCTTTCCCCTCTACCTATAATGCATTTACAGGCACCGACATGCCGAGTATAACGAAAGGGGAATTATATGGTTGAAACAATTACACGACTGTATCATTGCCACAAGATTCACAAACACGTGACTGTTTATGAAGAGTATGAGGTTTCTGATAGCGGTCGCCACCTACTGCAGTGCTCATGTCCATATCATCAATACACGGAAATGAAGCCGCACTGTGATGGGTATAATGATCATGGTTTTCAATGTGGTTATGCAAAAAATCAATAACCAGGCTCACTAACTCATCCGGTCGCTCGCTGGGCGATAGGTAACAGTAAAGCCGTAGGTCACATTTGCAACAGTCTCCACCAGATTCTTTGCAGTGTTGACTGACGGCTTTATTAAATTGTAATGCGTCCATTTATTCTCCTTTCTGCTCTGGAATTTTCGGTTCAAGAAACTTGTCAGTCCCAACAGATAACGCCCCGCAAATTAATTCGTATTCATCGAAATCTAATCTGCGATTTCCATTGAGAGAAAGATTGAGTTTCTGAACAGGAATGCCAGTTTTATTGGCGACAAATGTCTGTGTTATGCCGTTGTTCTCAAGGTATGACTTAATTTTTTTACCAACGCACATTCTCATTTCTCCTTTCTGTTTGAATTTCGTTCTCATCGAACAATTACAGTATAACTTCGAACTATCCGAATGTCAAGAAGAAATTTCGAGAAAATCGAAATTATTTTATTGACAGTTCGAAATTTCTATATTATTATTAATCATGAAAGGAGGAACCGATAATGACATTTGGCGAGAAAATCAAGCAAGCCAGAACGGCAAAGAAGCTGACTCAGAAGCAACTTGCAGAAAAAATCAATGCAAAGCATAATTCAATTAGCGACTGGGAAAAAGATAAGTGTAAACCAGATATGGACACCATTGAGCTTCTATGTGGCGTTTTGGAAGTAACACCGACATACCTCATGGGTTCTAAAAGCGATGACGATTATGCAATCATAATTGGAAATCTTATGTCAGAACCTGACATCTTAGATTTTATCGAGGAATACAAAGCACTCGATAAAGAAGATAAGAAAGCAATAAAACAAATAGTTTCATCACTAAACAAAAAGAGCAAGGGTTAATCCCCTTGCTTCTTTGATTTTAGATATTTGATAAGAATTGTATAGACAAATTTTAACTTGCCCTCATTTTCAGTATTCTCTATCATCTCAATAATTTCCTTCTTATAATCCATAAACAACCCTCCCTGTTACAACTACCACCTACATTATAGTATATGTCCGGCTTGTGGGAAATAGAACCGAACATTAGTTCTTTTTTGCTATTATACCACCTATCCCGACTCTTGGCAACTGCCAATGATACACATGAACTCTCACTATTTTGTAGAAAAAAAACATTTCTTTTTCATCTAAATCACTCTATTTCGTCTTAAATCTTTACAATATGCTCTTAAAATGATAAAATAAAAATACCACGAATAACCGTACTTTACATAATATTGCAAAATCAGCGGTACAAAACACATAATCCGCATAAAAAGTGCGAAGTGTGGCGAAAACATATCAGGAGGGTGTTTATCATGAATGAAAAGAAAAAATATTGTAAGCACTGCAGAGAACTTATTGACGACGACTGTGTAGTGTGTCCTAAGTGTGGAAAGCAAGTAGAACAATTAGCTTCCAATAACAGAGATATTATCATTAACAATTCTGCATCTTCCTCTGCGTCCTCAGCAGCAAGTTCAGGTACGCCGTATATAAGACGGAAAATGCCATGGTATCTAAGTTGGTTCTGGATTTTAATATTGGGTGCTTGCTCTGGTGGAATATATTGGATTGTTGGAATTATAATGAGATCAAATTGGAAATCACATAATTAAATAAAAAAACCGCCCCGGTATTGGCGTACCGAGACGGCATTTATACATCTCCGAAGAAATGTAATATTCTGGCAAACATATTGTATCATCTTCGGAGCAGTCGAGCAAGACAGAAAATTTGTTCGGCTGTTATTTTTATACCTAAAACAGCTACATAAAGAAAAGAGGAATAAAAATGGCGAAGAAAAGAAAGAAATATCCAAAATTGCCGAATAACTTCGGCTCTATTCGGTACCTTGGCAAGAACCGGAGAAACTGCTTCGCAGTGCATCCACCGGCTACACCGGATGATACTGGCAAACTAAAACGTCCGCCGGCGATCTGCTACGTGGATGACTGGATAAAAGGCTTTACTGTCCTGACAGCTTACAAAGCCGGCACGTATCAACCAGGCATGGAGCGGACTCTTGAGGTATCCCCCACAACCGACATAGACACTCTTATAAGCCGCTTGATTGCCGACTACAATACAATCAAGGGTGTAGAGGATAAGCACCCGGAAATCAAGAAATTGACGTTCTCAGAGGTATATAAACAGTTTTATGCGTGGAAGTTCCCAAATGGGACAAAACTGTCATACAGTTCAAAGGAAGCATATCGGACGGCTTACACGAACTGCACCGTTCTGCACAATCGCATATTCGAAGATTTAAAGGCTCCTGATATGCAAAAGGTTATTGATGATTGCAAGCTGAAAAAGCAAAGCCAGATGGCTATTTTAACTCTATTCAAGCAGATGTACAAATATGCCGTATACTCAGAAATTGTAACGGAAAATAAGGCGTTATATGTCCATGTTAATGCTGATAATGACACCGAACATGGAACGCCATTTTCTGATCAGGAACTACAAACTTTATGGGATAATGCCAACGATCCAGAAGTGCAGCTCATTCTTATTATGTGCTATTCTGGTTGGAGAATTGGTGAAGTGTTAAAACTTACGACCAACTTGGAAGAGAAATACTTTCAAGGTGGAATCAAAACAAAAGCCGGTAAAAACAGAATTGTTCCGATACATCCTGCCATATACCATTTTGCTGAACAGAAAGTGCTGGCACAAGATGGAAAACTATGTGTATATACTCAGCAACACCATAGAAAAGCGTTGTTCTATCCTACACTGGAACGTTTGGGAATAGTCGGAAATCCGAAACACACGCCGCACGATTGTCGACATACCTTTTCTGCGCTGTGTGAAAAATACGGTGTCCGGGAGAATGACCGAAAGCGAATGCTCGGCCACTCTTTTGGTGGAGATGTTACAAACGCTGTGTACGGCCACAGAACACTGGAAGAACTCCGGACAGAAATAGAAAAGATAAAAGTTCCATTTGTGACTAACTGTGACTAACGGAACCCATTTTAATCTTTCTAAAACAACCGAAATATCATTATCGAAATGCCGGAAACCCTATTAAAATCAACGTTTTTAGCGATTTTGCAAGGATTTCCCACATTTCATTTTCATTATTCTAATTTTATTAATTGCGACCAACAAATAGAATTTAGAAAATTGCGCAAATGCCTGTAAATACAGTGTTTTTGGCACTATTATATTAGGAAACAATATTTTTATTTGTGACTAACGTGTGTCTAACGATAACAGTCTAAAACTTCCGAAATGATACAAAATATGTTTATAAATAAAGTTCCCGGGGAATTAACCCCGGGATGTTTTTATATGGCAATCAAATCTTTCCATGTGGCGGGTCCACAGACTCCGTCCACTTCCAGAACATCTTTCCTAGATTCCTGATAAGCTTTCAGAGCGTAAATCGTGTTTGCATCTGCTGTCCATGTAAGTTTCAGGGTTTTGCCGTTTTTGCCTTTAAAGCCCCTGGCTCTTAATATTTCCTGTAAGAGAAGCACAGATGTATTTTTGTCTCCTGCTTTTACTGTCTCTGGATTAAACATATATTTCTCTCCTGTTTGTGATGTATCAGATACAATACTGTAATCCGGTGTGCAGAACTTAGTTCCGGGCATCTGACTGTTAAGATAACTCTTTGCACAGACACCGCCACCATTTGCAATAATTCCAGATGCGCCAGAAGTATTTCCCTCGATGGTATAGAACCTGTCTCCGATTACAGCCGTTACGATGCCGGTATGAGCAAAAGTTCCGTTACGATAAAAGATTACAATATCGCCAATCTTTGGATTAGCGTTCCTTGTAAACAGATTACCAAGTGTTGGGCAGTAAACATAGGGCCAGTGCTTCAACAGTTTTTTTGCTTTTTCCTGTCCGAATGCTTCCATAAAACACCAACTCACGAATGCTGCGCACCAAGGCTGTCCTTGATATGATGGCTTAATGTCTCGCCAGTACTTCGTATAGTTGTTTGAACCGGCGTTTGCAGTCTTACTGTCGAGCTGACTATTACTCTTCTTTTCAAGGTATCCAATCTCATTTTTTGCAATAAGAATCACTTTTTCAATAGCTTTATCCATTGCAGAAACCTCCTCTTTGTAATCCTTATAGAATACATCCATGTCAACGTTACCACTAATGCCGGATACTTTTCCTCTACTGGAATACTGCCAGCCTACACCAACAGATGGACGCAATCTTTCCTGTACAGAGCCATTATCACTAGCCGGATAACGAGCAATCCAGCAATCGTACTTTTTCAGGGTGTCTGACAGAACGTTATTGTACCAATCAAGATTGCAGTAGATACCGACCTTATAACCGGCTTTTTTGATTCTGGTCAGAAATGCTACTGCAATGTTCTCAATCGCCTGTTTTCCAAGGTTTCTCTGCTGACTCCATTCAAGGTCGTAGAAGATTGGAAAGTCCATTCCGCGTCCGCCAAGAACAGAAATTACGCTCTCAGCTTCATCAATTGCCTGTGCCGGTGTCAGAGCGTAACTGTATTTATATCCGCCGACAAGGATTCCATTTGACTTGCATCCTTTGTAGTTATGTTCAAAAGAGGAATCAGTTCCAGATTTTTGATGGATTCTCAATATTGCAAACTTAATTTCAGAATTCGATACTTTCGCCCAGTCTGGCTTACTCTGATAAGATGATACGTCAATTCCTTTAATTTCCATATTTTCTCCCTTGCACGTATTTTATTTCACTATTCCTGGTTTTGATTCTGTTACTGTCCCGTCCTCATTCAGTACATAGCCATCCTTTTGAAGTCTTTCAATTACCTTCTTATTCCACAGTTCAGGAACATCTGTCCATTTTTTCAGCCCATTGATTATTCGCTCTTCAAAAAAATTAACCATTATTTTCACCTCCGATTGTCGAAACTAATGTAGCCAGTTCGTCCAAAGCCGAGTCATGCGTTGATACAAGTTCAGCCAGACCGTCAATACCATCACCATTAATTAGAATTTTACGATTAGATTCCGCATTAAGCATCCGTATCACAATGTCTAACTTTTCAGACATCTCATTCAGCCTGTTTGAAACTCGATTGATGGCTTTGTAGATATTTGCAATTTCCTTTTTATCCATATGCGCCTCCTGTTCTTAGCCATGCAGCTATAAATAATTCATTAATTTACTAGGATTTTAGAAACATAAGCAAGGGGCGAGGCTCTTTTCTTGACTGGCATCGGCGATGTTCGTATTCCCTGCCTCATTCACAACACAGAAGGACTCATTGGCACTGCGGCAAGGCGAACGCTCCCACCAAATCCCAGACGCATAAAAATTGCTAGTTCGTGGGCTTTTATACCTGTTTGCGGTCGCATTCTTAAAGTATTGATACTGTGTTCCTTCACCTCCAAAAGAATATGGAATGTTACCAAAAATTTCGATTTCAGATAGTAAGAACGCATAATCGTTTGAAGTCTTGATTGTACTACTCTGACCTCCCACAGATGTCAGCTTTTTAACCTGTTTCATCATGCTTTGGACATAAGCAGGTAAACATTTCTTGTACACATTATTACACCATGTACGTCTTTCACAACCTTCCCAACCGCCGCTATTCATATCTGAGCTATTCATATAACCACATTCATGAGATGCATCGAGAGAATTGTTATATTCTGTCGTAGTGTCTAAATACAGCAGGCGTTCCGTCTGAATTGTAATAGCGGCTTTGGCCTTGCCATTGATAGCAGTTACCAAGTCGTCATGTTCAATTCCGATGATCACATAAGCATAATCATTTGCTTTGTGTGACTCACTCACGCCTGTTGCATCCATAGCATTGTGATGGATGGTTCTCTTGTCGCCAACCGCCCAATATTCGCCAATATTGATTTTACCTGCGTAGTGCGCTTTAATCATCCTTGCTATTTCAGCATCCGTTCCGTCAGCGAATGTGACAATCTTCAATTCCCCTGGTTCACCGAGAAGTCTGTTTCCTGTATCGTAGTTGTATACGCCATCAGTGTTGTATGGGAACAGCACGAAGTAATATTGTTTGTCGCTTGTTAACCCTGTGACTGTATAGCCTGTGGTTTTGTATTTATCTCGAACCGTATTATCAACCACAAGCGTTCCGTCATCTGGATTTGCAGGATAGCCCGTTTCTTTCATTACAAGTTTTGTGCCAGCCCATGTAGAAAATGTTGAGCCACTGATTACCGTGTTTTCAGGGTCTTGCCATTTAATTGTGACAGATGTGTTTGCATTTTCAATTGTTGGGTTGTTTACGGGTTTAGGGGTAACGGTCACGCCTCCGCCTTTTGCGTGGAGTGTTCCGTCTTCGTCTATGAATGTTGTCTTACCGTCGGGCTTAACCTTGCCAAGAGTTTCAGTTGTAGCAATCGGGACAGTCGCATCACTTCCCCTGTCTCCTTTTGGCCCTTTTATGTTGACTGTTTCGGGATTGGTGATTCCATCTGTGTTGCTCCAGCTTATATTTCCATCGGTGTCCACACTTGGGACGAATGTAGTGCCCTTGTCTCCTTTAGGCCCGGCATCCCCAGCCTCTCCCTTTTCTCCTCGCGGCCCAGTATCTCCTTTTGCGCCCGTATCGCCTTGCGGTCCGGTAATATTTACTGTCTGGGGGTTTTCAAGTCCCCCGTCATTACTCCAACTTATATTTCCTCTGCTGTCTACAACAGGAGTAAAGGTGATTCCTCGCACGCCAGCATCGCCTTGCTCGCCTTTTGGACCAACTGGTCCCTGTGGACCTTGCAGCCCAGTATCGCCTTTTAGACCCTGTATTCCCTGCTCTCCTTTTTCTCCGGGGTCTCCTTTTATGCCCTGCGGTCCCGGGTCGCCCTTTGGCCCTTGCGGACCAACTGGTCCCTGCGGACCTTGAGGCCCTTGAATCCTGCCAGCATTGTTCCAATTTGTGCCGTTAAAAACCCACATTTCTCCATTTATTAAATACGCGTCGTTCTTCTCTGCGCTTAAAGGGAGGTCTGCCTCAGATTCTTTTGTACCAAGGATATTAAGAGATGTTCCATCATTTCCTTGTTCACCCTTTTCTCCTTGTGGGCCTTGTGGACCTTGTGGACCAACATCTCCTTTTTCACCTTGTGGTCCCTGCGGACCTTGAGGCCCTATAATATTACCAACATTTTCACTATCACCATCTGAAAATGTTATTGTCAAATTTCCATCTGTGTCGATACTGACCGCTGTGATAGAGATACCCCTTAGTGATTCTTTCTGCTCGGGTGTCAGCGATTCAAATGCTACGGTGCCATCCGCACCCTTTTCTCCCGGATCACCTTTATCTCCTTTTTCACCCCTTGGACCCTGCGGGCCAACAAATTCTCCGGCATTGACCATCTCTGAAATATCCTCAATGGAACACAATCGTCTTACATCATTAGCCGCAAATGCAATGTATAAGGCTTTGCCAGATGGAACAGAAGGGTCATTGCCAAGAATCGCAACGGGCTCTCCAGGACGAATTTTCGATGTATCAAAATCAGCGTACATACCGCGCCGGAATTGTATTGTATATGTATTGGCCATATTAGACTTACCTCCTTATGAAAGGAAATTATTTTTTATGTAATCCTTTACGGAATCAAGATTTTTCTGTACATTGTCATCCATTACAAGGAAATTACCTTTATTATTCTGACTGATGATACTTCCTGTGCTTTCGTCTACTTCTGAATAGGTGTAAGCAATGCGACTTCCTTCTCCAGTGCTGAGATTCATAAAACTTGTAAGAATTTTTTTCATGATATTTCCTCCATTTCGTCAATAATTTTTTTCCTGTTATTAAGAAGCTCTTTTTCGTAATCGGGTTCTGATATTTCAAGGCTTTTACTGTAGTCTGGCTCTGGCATGTCTGTGTCTATTGCCCTATCGTAAGCTGTTTCACTTGCATCAGCAAAACGCATGTGTTCATAGTCAGCTTGACGCGCTTTGACTTCAAATGCAAATTTAAGCCCCGGAGTACCTTTTACAGTGAAATATGTCTGTTCTTTTTGGTCTACCCAACAATCTCCATCTCCTTCCTTTTGCAAGAACACATAATATTCAATCCTTACATTAGTAGATTCTTGGAATATGTCATCTATGTCTATCAGACATGTGCCGTCTTCTGATATGGATGCTTCTCCGATGTCTCCAAACATGGGGGATGCCATTTCGTAGCAATAAAACGCCTGTGTACCATAGTTTTTTGTTGGAAGGATTCTTTTCTTTGTTCCTCGGACACTTAAATCTGCAAGGTCTGTTCCCGTTCCGATGCTATAGAAATGGCCACTGGCTTCTATATGTGTACCTGCTGTAACTTTTTTTGATGCCGAAACACTGTCTGCCGAAACGCTGCTCGCCGAAACGCTTTTATTAAACGAGGCTGAACTTGCATGTACGGTTCCTGTATAAAGATTGATTCCTCTAATACGCGTTCCATACAATGTCCCGTACCCCGGTACATATATTCCTGTATTCGTCTCTGAATAGATCTCTCCAGTTGAAGCATCTAGCGTTACTTCTCCATACGCGCCACTTGCTGAAAGCTTTTTAATTCCAACTTTCCATCCTGCTAATTCACCTGTGTTAATATAATCGGCATTCATGTACACATTACCATTCGATAGATACAGACCTTTATTACTGCTGTTATCGCTTAACACATCAATAATCTCTTGTTTTGACATTTTCCCTATGTCGAGATCACTAAGTGCATTGTCTGTATAGCGATTCGCATTCGATAACGCTGTCGAAGCTTTATCTTCCGCAACACTATATATTGTGTCGCCGTTTGCTAACACGAATGTATTAGGTCTGAGCGTAACATTTCCGTAGTTATCAATCGCAAATGTTGACGTTCCAGAACTGTTTGTAACGTTGATGTTCTTCAGATTAATCAAATCAGCTGAAATCTGACCTGATTTAATATAAGAAGCGTTTATATACAGATGTCCGTTCTGCATATAAATTCCCTCTTGCTTACCGTTATCCGTTAAAGCGTTAAAAACTCTTTCAAAATTGACAATTTTTTCAGCGTCCAGTTCCTGCCAAGTGCCATCAGTCCCAGAAAACATATATACCCGGCTCGTAGAAAAGTTCATGAAAATCGAGCCGTCATGTTTTTTATATTCTTCACTTTTCCACTCAGATGCCGGATAGTTCTGCAATGTTGGTACATACGTGCCATAATAGTTCGGGATAGTCACATTATTTTGAACTGCCCCATCCACAACATCCTTGGCGATCTGTTCAATAGTTCTACTTTTTAGCGTAAAGTTTTCGACCTCTAATGTGACAGCACCTGTGTCGGCATCTATTTTTAATGTCGTATTCCCGTTATTATCTTTTGCTGTAAAACCTCTTGTGTTAATCCATTCTGATTGGATGCCAATAGCATAAAGAATATTCAGAACAGCATCTCCATTACTGTCAAACCCGGCTTTCCATGTCTGACCCCCATCTACTGACAAAAAGAATCCATCGACACCTGTCTTATAAATTACTTTAGAATCAGCAAGTGTAGGCTTATCATGCCGGTACGTAATTACGGAACCATCTTCTTGTACTTCCTCTGTATAGAAAAAACCCAGCGTGTTCGCTGCAAGTTCATTCATCTGTTTGAGCTTTACGTCATAGGCAGATAGTTTCTTCTCTATATCTTTTTTTGACTGTTCTACGGCCGCTTGCTGACCACCAACAAACTCACTTACATCTTCTTCGGCACTCTTTGCGCTGCAACCCCATGATGTTGAACCACCGAACACAAATTCTACATTAGTTACAAATGATCTAAAAACACGATTCTTCGTGTCAATAAATTCGACTGGATCGCCGAAAGTGGCGTATCCGTTGGCAATTCCGTCACATGAGAAAGGACGCATTCGCAAACCGATTAATTGACTCCCAATGGCTTCAATGCCTGCCTGTGCATTTCCTGACAATAGCTGATTATCAATAGTGATTACATAACCGTCCTGACCCGACATATATTCGGTCTCATCTTCTACGTATTTGACGCCTGTTACAATGACATCGTCTACGTCATATTGTAGATTCTGAATTGAAAATAACGCGTGATAATCGTTATTACTTAACGTACCACCATCAATCACAGTCCCTGTCGTCCACGGATTAAGCGTGCCACCATCCAGATCATCACCGTTTGTCCAGTTCTTTACTGCTCCACCATCGTAAATAGTCGTATTGGTAAATGTCTTATCAAACGTAATAATCCTGAGTAAGTCATTTTCATCAATTCTTGCATTTCCACCGACTATCCCGGCACACATTCCGATTACTGTACGATATGTCGCATTAGATGGCGCTTTCTGAATCTGAAAGTCCGCATTTGGAAACATTGCATCTCCAAGAGTGATTCCACATTGCTGACAGCATTCTGAGAGCAGTTCCTTGACCGTACAAGGAAAAGATAAATTAGAATCATACGTCTTATCAGCGTTATGCATTTTGTCTAAGAGGGAAAGACTTATTTCGCTTGCCGTTGCAGGTTTCTTTGACACAATATAAGTACCTCTTTTTATAGTTTCTATCCTGTCAGATAACCGCACATTGAGAAAGATAACAAACCTTGCAGCATTAAAATTATATCCGTCAAAGCGTCCGTCATCATTTACCAATGATAAACTTGCCGTTTTTTCTATTGCTACACCCACCGGGAAGTCCCCAGAGTCTGCTGAATCTACGAGACTATTTCCAGACAGATAAAAGTCTTTTTTGCCTAGCTTAAGAGTTGCGCCATTTGACAATGTAACATTTGCTGTCACGTAATAATTTCTGTTTGTAAGAGATTCTTTTTTTAACTGAGTAGATACATTTATCAAATCGGCTCAATCCTCCTTACATTAATAGACAAATCCGTCCACTTTTCTTCCCCATCTTTTAAAGTTTGCGCAGCCATGTTGAAATTTGATGCGTAGAATGTTCTGTCTATCCATCTTCCCGGAACAGTAGGGTCTTTATGGTGGAATGTGAATTGGCTTTTGTTAAGCACAGTATTTAGTATGGTTGCTATTTCAGCCCACGTAAGCTCGCCCCATTGCATGTCATACCCACCAATTGTCCCCATTGGTGTATTGTGCATAATCAAATCCTGACTTCTTTTAGAGTCTTCTGTAGAAGTGGTTGCGAACACCGGCTTGTAACTGTCCGGTGCTCTTATAACAACGTTGTCTATTTTAAATTGTTCCTGTTCCATATTTTCTCCTCTATGCTAACTCAAATGGGTTCTTCCCGTTCCGATTCCTTCTCATTTCAGCTTCACTGATAATAATATCTAACAGTTTTCTGCCAGATGCATTAACTGTAACATTGTAGGTATTTCCGTCTCCCTGTCCCTTTCCTGATTCTTCCCGGACGATCTGACGTAACAGACTTTCCGGCGCTTCCAGGTTATTGCCTTTCTTCTGGTCACCTAATACCGCAAGGAATTCTGACCTTGGTGGAATAACTGCACCACTGGCCAGATATGGGATAGTTCCGATACGTGGAAATGTTGCATGAAATCCAATAGTCTTTGAACCAAACGGTGTTGGAACAGTCCAGGGTCCAAAGGAAAATGCAGATTCAATTCCACCAATTGCATTATTAATCATTCCAACTGCATTATTAACAATGCTGATTGCTTGATTGATCGGAGCTTTAATAAAATCCACAATGCCTTCAAACGCAGATCTGACTGCATCTCTGGCGGCATTAAACTTATTAGTGATAGCATTTTTTATCGCTTCTACTTTATTAGATACGAACGTAGCTACGTTTTCCCATGTTTTTGATGTCTTGTTCTTTACGCTGTCCCATACGCCTACAACTTTAGTTTTAATTGCATTAAATACTGTGCTGGCTGTGGATTTAAGAGAGTTCCAAAGACCAGAAAGGGTCTTTTTAATTGCGTTCCAGATTGTTGAAGTCAATGCTTTAATCGCATTCCAAGCAGTGCTGATGATGCTCTTTATTATACTCAACGCGCCTTTTGTTACGGTTTTAATTATCTCCCACGCACCTGACACAACATCTTTGATAAAACTCCATGCTCCATCCGCAATCTCTTTTATTCCCTGCCAAGCCAGTTCCCAGTCTCCCGTGAAAACGCCGACAAGAAAATCAATGATTCCACTCAGCGTGTCTGTTACATCACCAATAATTTTAATTAATGATTCCAAGACTTTTATTGCTGTGGTTCCTACAACGTCAATTATCTTTGCCACAACCGGAAGCAAATTTGCGATTATCCAGTTAATCAAAGGCACTAACACTGACTCCCACAGAAGTTTCAGAGAATCAATGAGTTTTCCGAGGAATGCTTCTATCTTTAAAATCGCATCCCCTAATGGTCCCTCTAATAGTCCTTTGAACTGTTCCGCCAGTCCTTGTAGTACTGGAAGAACGTATGTGTTATATCCAGTTATCAGAGTTCCAAATATGCTTGACAGTCCATTTGCTATAGAATCAAAGAACGGCTTTACGTGTTCATCGTATAACCTTGATATTGCGTCGCTAAGGTTTTGAACAACTATTAAGACGCCGCTTGTTACGGTTTCTATTGCTCCGAGACTACCCTCGATTGCTGACTTTAAAATGTCCTTGTTGTCGATAAAAGGCTGCGCAATCATGTTCAGAATATCTCTGCCAAGTTTCGCAGCTGTTTCCGTAAGAGCCATTCCAATTTCAGCAAAGATTCCAATTAAATTCGCTGTAATTTGTTGCGCAGTTTCTCCGCCAAAAACTGAGAAAACATCGGCAAAAGCAACTGCAAGGTTTCCGCCTATTTGTGCAATTTCAGAGCCGATATTAAACATATCTATCAGATAGTTTTTTATTCTTTGTACGTTTTGACTCAGAAACTTCTCGATTCCACCTATGATGTTTTGCGCAATTGTCAATCCAATTCTGGCGAATGAACCAGCAACTTGCCCAATTGCATATGCATATGAATCGAAAAAATTATTTGCTGCTTTGGTAACTTCCGGGTCAGTGAAGATATCCTTTAAGGATTTCCGTATAGAATCAAGATCCTTTTTTATTCCTTCAAAAATCGGCTCGTAGTCTCCTAACCCATCCCAGAATCCTTTTGCGATTAACTTAGCCAGCTGTTTAAACCTGTCGATTATCTTCTCTAACGGCTTTGACATCTTATCAAGAACTGTCTCACCCTCTGCTACTTTTCCATAATCAACGTTTTGCACAGCATCTTTCATTTTGTCCGCAAGTCCGCCGGTTGCGCCCGGTGCACCCGGTACTTTTGATGACGAATCCACACTTTTATCAGTTGAGTAATTATTTATTTCGTCAAGAGGGCTAAGATATCCTTTTGCCGCCTTAGTAGCTTTCTTAGTTGCATCTGCTGTATCATTTGTCGCATCTGCCAGTTTCTCGGCGTTGTCGGCGGCATCTCCATATTGGTCTGCCGTATCAGCCATCGGGTCTGTTCCGACAAGACCTGCGCCACTTGCACCTGTCTGGCCAGAAGATTTCTTACCAGTGATTAACTCCGTAAATGACTTAAATGCGTTTGCCAATGTTGCCAATTTTCCAAGAAGAGTGTTAATAACTTTCAGGACAGGAGTGAAGAGATTGATTAATCCCTGTCCAACTGTTGCCTTGAGAGATTGCAGCTGTAACTGCATCACTCGTACCTGGTTTGCCCATGAGCCAGATGTTCGAATGAAATCACCAGATGCGGCAGACAACTGTTTCTGTACAAAAGCCAGACGGAGAGCCACTTTCTCCTGTTCGGTCATGGCAGATGTGGTTTTCCCATATCCATTTGCCAGCGCATACTGGTCAAGTGCATTTTGCGTAAGGACAACGCCTAAATCTTTCAATGTTTCCGTCTCGCCCGTAAATACAGACTTTAGTTTCGTATACGCCTCGTCCTGACTGATGTTATAGAATGATGCTACATCACCAGTCAGCTGCGTTAGAGCCGTTGACATGTCGTAAGCCTGTGCTTCGGAGAATCCGAACGACTTAGACATTGCTCCAAATGTTCCAACATACCTTTTTGCCATGGTTTCTGACAGTCCGGCAGAGGTCATGGCATTCTTTGCAAATTCGTTTACCTTGTCCGACATAGTTGTGAATGTAACATCGACCACGTTCTGCACTTCGGCAAGGTTAGAGCCGAGTTCTACGCATTCTTTCCCAAACTGGGCCAGTTTTCCAATCGCAAATGCTCCGCCAATCAGTACGCCTATTTTTTTTACTACGCTGCCAAGTCCGTTAAAAGACTGCCTGATTGCTGATACGCCGTTTTGCACACCTGATGTGTCCATCCTAGTATCAATAATGACTGAGCCATCAGCAGCCATGTGTCCACCTCCTAACTATTTGAGGTTCAACATCTCATTCAGCTTATCTTTATAAGCTTGCTCCTCGTCGCTGAGACGTGTTTTTATGTCAATTATGTTTTTATTCTCTTGATAGAATTTCTTTTCCCATTTATCGAACTTTTCGCCCTTTGCTTTTTTTGACCGGATTCCAACTACGGTGTTGAACAGGCACTCGCCAGATTCCATAAAGTATCCAAAAAACGTCCACCAGTGCATATAAGGCACTGCTCTGATTTCTTTACCAGCAACCTTGTTTACAGCCGGCACGATCATATCTCCGTCCTGTTCCCAGTCCATCAAGCGGGGTTTAGGTTTATTCGGACTATCGTCAACTTGACCGCAGTCAATAAACTCGCAAGCTTTCTGACAAGCTTCTGTAAGATGTTCTGGGGGTATGCTTTGCCAGTCCTCAAACAGAATCTGTAACATAACAACAGCTTTCGCCTGTTCATCCAGTTCTGGGTCATTCATGGCTATGAGAATATCTATAATCACTCGAAAATCCGTTCTGATAGAAAAATCCACCCCACTGATATTTAGTGAGGTGGGTAACTCATAGGCGGTCATTTTGTATACTTCTCCGTGTACTTATTGACTACTTCCTGCATTTTTTTCTTTCTTTTTTCAATTTCTGGTGTAAGTGCTTCATTGATTTTGTCCAGAACGATATAGGCGAACACCTGACCATTTCCAAAAACAGTTGTTGCGGTAATTGGTTCTTTGAATAAATCCTTAGATGCTTCGTATCCGAGCATATAATTGATTTTGTCCTCAATCTGCTTATTAATCTCCGCCATCTCTTTGCTGGAAGAAACATTTTTAACAGATTCCTGAGCCTGCTCAAAGAAAGTTTCCAATTCTTCCGCTCTTGCTGCAACGTTAATATCAGTAGGGTTCAACTTGAATGAAGAAAACACTTCACCCTGTTTGTTTGTGAATGTGAAAAGAAGAAATCCATCATCAATGTTTGTATTAATTGTCTTTGCCATTTTCTATACCCTCCTAAAAATTATTCGCTGTCAGCTGTAAATGTGCCGGAACTGATATCAAATTTTCCTTTTACTCGTTCGCCGGTATAATTGACGGTAAACGGAATCTGATAGCCAGATGTATCACCGCCGTAGGAGGTCGGCACAACGTAGCAGTCCTGCTGATATGCTTCATACTTGCCTGCTGTGGCTTCTGTCCAAAGGTGAACCTCAACTGCTTTTGTTTTGAGGTTATCGTCTTTGAGACGTCCATCTACAATCTTCTGTAATGCTGTAAACAGATCAGAAGTAGTGTCTGCATAGAATGGATCAGCGTCAGAAGAAACTTCGTAGCCGTTATGTTTGAATGTGGATTCTCCAAGAATGTTTTTAGAGGTTTCGGTGTCTGGATTGAGTTCAACATTGTACTCTTCCAGATCTTTTCCAAGACGTTCATACTTCGGTGTCAGTCCTCCACAGAGAGAACCTGCATCGATATAATGAGCCATATATTTACGGTCAATTTTTCCTGTAACTGGCATAGAAATGTCCTTTCTGCCTATAACTTTAAAAGGCTGTGTAGGTTAGCGACTATCTCCAATTGATAGCCGGTTGTTACTTGTTATATTGCTTCGTAAGTATTTTCGTAGCGCACCGACAATGGTAACAACCAATCCTGTACGCCACTCTCCTGCGGTTCTAAACCATAGGAGTTGTCACGGGTGATACGTTTTATCACTCGCCCCTGCGAAAGCTCTGGAAACACATTTAAACGCGTCTCAGAGCCATTTATAATAACTGGTTCCCGGCATATCCATTTACCGAGATTGTCAAGGAACTTCTGAACAGATAGTTTCTGCCTTTCTTTGTCAGATGCTGTGCGATATACCACGTAAAATGGGTACTGGCATACCTGGTGCATTACGCCACAAACATCTTCTTTTTCTGAATAAATCAAAGCTCCATTATCTGCCGAGAACGCAATTCCGGAATCTTTGCCGAGTTCTTCAAACTTGATTGTTTCATTTTCATACAGTCCCGGATACTGGTTCAGAAGTGCTTTCATGGCATCTGTCAGAATCTCATATCCGGTTGCATCTTTGCCAATTGGCTTATCTGCCATGTCGTCCACCTCCTGCTTGCGCTTTTACTTTGCGAATCCACGTACTGCCGTATTGCCGTTTAGCGGCGTCAAACCACTTTGCCTGTGCCCGTGGGTGAGCCTGTTTGGTGTATTCAAGATTTTCCTTTGCGGCTGTCTGACCAGAGAACTGACTGACAAGGACTTTCTTCGCATACTGCCGAGCGTAAGGACTTCCGGTCAGCTCGTCCACCATCGTTTTTCCCATATAGAGGAATCTGCCATAAGGCTCTGCCGCCGCACAAACAAAGCCTGTGCCTTGCATAGAGGAACTTCTTGCCCTTGTCTTATTGATAAAGTCTCCTGAAATCATCGGCATAAACGGAACCATACTGTCCATGACCATTCCATCAAGGAGATACTGAGCTTCTTGATACTGTCTGGAGAATCTGTCCATATTCAGTTTAATTTTCATATCTCCATCGACTACGGAGAACCCTTTAAAATGATGAATCTTGCTCATATTACTTACCCAGAATCTCAAAATGTGGAATCAGTGTATATGGACCACCTACACTGGTAATCTTGAACACGTTATCCTTGTTCTCGTTCATGTACTGATAGAATCCGCTCCGATAATCACCATCAGATACTGTTCCGCCAGTCCACTCACCCTCCCAGAAGAACGATTCATCTGAGAATGTAATCGTATCCTCCAGAGCGTTGTTAATCTGTCTTTTCCACTCCTTAGGCGGTACCCATGGGAGAATCTTACCATTCCTGTCAGCAATGGTTATATCGCCGTTCTGGACAGTATAATGGATGTGTAACTGTGCGTTGTCTGTTGCGTCTGGACCGTACTTTTTAAGGATTGCCCCTTTGTCAGTAATAAGGTCAACGTCAGATAGCACATGAGGATACCAGTACGCATCTCCTGTCGTGGCACTTTCGTAGTAATTAAAAAGTGTAATTTTAGACGAATACATGATATCCTCTCCTTAATTATTCTTTCTGCACTGTCTGTTTAATAATCTGATTCACGCCAGTGGCCGACAGTCCGTTAAACATACCGACCGCAACCGCTGTGATATAATCCGTTGCCGGGAAGTCCGGGATAACTCCCATCCCGACAGCTCCGAGAATGCCACCAATAACCGCCATGATCACTGGAATCCATTCATCAGAGATTCTTTTTGATGCTTTACAGCCCATTCCTACGATGTAGCAAATCATAACGATTGCTATACATGAGCCTAATGTTGAAATGTCCATAGCTTAGTCCTCCAGATTCACATTTTCCATAACTGCCCTTGCTTCCAGAACTGCAATATAATCCGTCATTGCTCTTACCTGCATATTGTAAGTACTTCTCGGACAAGTAGGAGTAAATGGGAGTTCTCCTTTATCCCATTTTTCAAGCATATTCGCAAGTTTCTTATATCGAATAACCACCTGCATATACTCTGCCTTAAAGCGTTCCTTGTAATCTGCACTATTCATCATTTCAACAGTCTGTTTTAATTCCATCATTTCTATCACACTCCTGCATACAATATTGGTATTCCATCATCCGTCCTTACTCCCATCAGAAGCGGCAAAGCTGTCTTAAGAAGCAAGTCGTTCGTTTTCTGTGCATCTCCGGCGGCGGCATATACCGCACTCCATTCCTTTGCACTCGCTCCAATCTGCTGAGGTGTGGCGTAGGAAATGGATTCACTGCCGGAGGATACAGAGGTTACTGCACCGGCTTTGATGTTCCCGACATTTGTGTCGGTAAGATTTGTCGAAGCCTGATTGATTGCGTTCTTCTCAGCAAGTTCAATCTGATACATTAATTCAGCTAATGAACAAACTGCCTTTTTGATGCGCTTCTGTGAGCGTTCATTTGTTGGCAGCCCATCCACCAGTCTATCAAACGTCATTGTGTCCACAAAATCACTGGCTCTTTCTGCCAGTCGTGGAAAGTCAGCTTCTGGCACGACATTGCCGAATGATTCTGTATAGAATTTATAATCTGCGTAAGCCATGCCAGTTACCTCCTGTGTTTATGATTTTGCTGTTACGCTCGCACTTCCGGCATTCAGTGCCTTGTATGTTCCATCGCACTCAACTACTGTGATCTTCTGTCCGGTTGCCGCCTTGATGTCAGCTTTTCCGTCCCAAGAAGTCCAGTTCCTGAGGTTCTGTCCATATCCAACAGTTACTGCGTCTGTTGCAACTTTGTATTTGTATACGTTGTTGGAGTTTTCCTTAGCCGGATTTACAGTGATTTTTGTATCACCAGTTACTGTTCCTGCCGCAGATGTTACTGTCAGAGTACCAAGTGTTGGTGTCTCATCAATGGTGATTACTGCGATTGCGTCAATGTACTCCGCAAAAAGAGTAAGTCCCATAACTGCGAACGCTTCGGACACTGCTGTGTGATAGTTGCCCTGAGTGTGGAATCCGATCAGGTTTGTCTCACCAGATACGGTGTATACAAGTCCTGCTCTTGCGAAGTCAGATTCGTTCGGGTCTACATAGTACAGGACAATGTTCTCAACAGGAGTAGCAATAACCTGTCCTCTCGGGATTTCGCTGTCAGACAGTAAAAAGATTGTGTTGAATCCCATAAAATCCTTCATATACTGGAATCCGAACTGGTTCTGAATAGTAATCTCAGCTGCTCCGAGATATTCATATACGTCCAGAATATTCACAAATCCAACAACGCCAGTCACATTTCTGTGCATCTGCTTGAATTTGTTTTCTACTCGACCCTTAGCCATTGCCAGAGCCATCTGGAATGTAGTTTCTGTGGAAGTAAGTGTACCGGTTTTCAGATAGTCGTAAAATCTGCCGGTAACATCAGTCTGAAGCTGGAAAAGGAATTCATCATCAGTCATCTGAACGGCGTTCTCATAACCGTGGTCCTTGATTGCTTCGATAGATACAGCCTTTGCGTACTTTTCGATAGTCATTTCCGCATAGGTCTTTTCTTTTACGGTAAACTTACTGTAAGGGATTTCCTCACCCTCACCAACATTTCCACGCTGTAAAGTACCCTCTGCGTATTTGGACTTGAGTACAGCACCCGGCTGCTTTTTGATAGGTCTCATGATACCCAGAATCTCACGCAAGTGTTCCCAGTTTCTTTCGAATCTGGTAACAAAATCAATCTCACGTGCCGTTACCTGGATATCATTAGTCATAATAAGATTTGTTTTTGCTGGCATAAAAAATCCTTTCTACCCATAATTGTTAAGGTATTGGGTTAGCGGCTATACTCTGGTGTATAGTCGGTGTAAAAATCACTGGAATAACTGGATATTCTGAGCAATTGCAGCCTGTCTCTCGGACGGGTCTTTGATCGCTTCGATATCTTTTTTGGTCATACTTCCCGGTGTCTGCTGCTGTCCAACGTGAGTGGTAAATCTTGCCTGGTTCTGCTGAGCCTGCTGCTGAGATTCGTCCACAAAAGCGGATGCATCAGACTGTTTCATCTGCTCAATCAGATCATTTAATCCGAGAATTTTGCCGTCTTTCAGCTTTAATCCTGCTTCTTTGATGTCTGCCATGACTGATTTCTTTGCCGCTTCGCTGGAAAACTTAACGTCATCGAGTGCCACTTTCAGAGCATCCGAGAAATCACGGTCGTAGATTTTTGCATTGAATTCTTTCTCTGCATCTGCCGCTTTCTGTTTCCAAGTCTCTAACTCGCTTTTAATATTTGCCGGGTCGATACCGTCAAAACTTTTTAAGGTTTCTTCTGCTGTCTCAGCACGTACTTTCCAGTCATCACGTTCTCCCTCGACTTTTGACAGAGTTTTTGCAACTTCCTTTGCATTCTTGTAATTCTCAGAGAGTGCTTTCTTTACATCTGCCTGTTTATCCTCCGGGATTTCAATTCCAAATGATTTTAAAGTGTCAATAAGTTTCTGCATAACATCCTCCTGGTCGTGTTTATTGACCTGCCGCCGCAGGTAAATGGATTAAGCCAGTTAGACCACTGGCAAGGTAATCGGAAAGGCAGGAATCGAACCTGCGACCTCACATTTACAGTGCGATCTACCACTGAGCTACATTCCATGCCGCCTATAACGGCCAACCCTCTAAAAAAGAAACTGGGGTGAATTTCACTTCTTTCGCTATAGCGTAAATCCACCTGAGACATAGACCACCTGTATACAAACAGCTTAACTCTAAGCGGATTAAAGCGGAGCGCCCGGAATCGAACCGGAGACCAGAGTGCGACTCTGTCAGTTTTCCACTAGCGTACATTCCACATAACCCGGATTCCCGGGTTAGCAAGGTGTTTAACGTGTCATGCCTGCCACGAGTTGTTTCGGATATTTATTTCTTTTTTAAAAGAAAAGTATGAATAACAAAAACCTTAATCAAGGAGGTGAGCCATCTTGCGTGCCAGATGGCAAATACGCACGACAGGATTCGAACCTGTTCAACTTTCCGTTAAAGCGTGCGTACCAGCTACTAAATTAAAGAAAGGAGGATTAAAACGAAAATGTCAAAAACAACCGTTTTACTTGTGCTTCCTGCTGCACAATTACATTATAACAGATTTCTTTTAACTACCTCTCTACCACTTTTGTGTTTTTAGAGCATATCACGGAGTTTTTCTACGTATCTCTTGACAAGATCACGTTCTTCCCGGCACTCTGCATCCTTGGACATATCACTCATTTCTGTAGTAAGTTCGTCCAGATGTTCTTCCAGGGCGGCGAGCATCTTTCTTTTGCAGTCTTCAGACTTGCCGGAACGATAGCTCTGTTTCTGCGTCATATAGTCGTCATAAGCATCTCGTCCGTCAGAGCGGCTGTAATGTCCTCTAACATAATGCTCACCCCTTCTGGCATAAGAATTACCCCTGTCGTAATCCGGCATCATTCTGCCATCATTTGAGCTGTATCTCCCCATGCTGTCACGCTTTCTTCCACGTTCACTGTAATCGTCATTGTATCCGCCACGCATCTCATCAAGGACAGTGTTGTAGTACTCTACTTTCTTATCCCAGTACTGCGTATTCTTGATATCTTTGTACATATCAATCAGTTTGTATGTCATTTCCAAGTTCCCAGTGGTCAGCCCATTATCAGCAATTTTGGACAGCTCGTCTTCGATTCTTGCACATAAGTCTTTAATATCTCTCATAATCACACCTCCTACGCTTCTCTGGTCACAACAATGTTCGCGTTCGCAACAGAAATAGCCTGATCGCTTGTGTTTTCTACCGCGATATTAACGCAGCATCCGCGAGGCACATCAATATAGATGCCAGAGGACACATTATTGTACTGATTTACTGCTGCCGGTGTGGAAATCATCTGGGAAGAAAGAACCGGCTCACCAGAGATTGCAATTGCCAGAGAAATAGCTCCGACAGTACCGCCTGTTGGAATTGCGATATTACCAGAAAAATCCACGAAGAATCTCGCTTTACACTGGTTAGTCAGTCCTCTTAGAGTGATGATTCCGCTTCCCTCTCTGTGCTGAATGCAGTTAGAACCCTTAACTGCTGTATTTGAAAATACTACGTTTCCATTTGCTGCTACAGTCTGAGCAGCTACACTTGTAAATTCTGCCATAATTTTTACCCCTTTCATATCACAAAAGGACAGGTCTCAGCCTGCCCCTCTGTGTAATACGGCATAAGCCGACATTCGAATCAATCGAAAGATACTCTCGATATGAAGTTATCAGCAATTGCATCCGGTGTTGCATCCGCATCCACATCCGTAATATGTGTTCGGATTAGGAACCTGATATGCCGGAATCGGTGCTGGATTGATTGCATTAATGAGCTGCTGTGTCTGTGAAGCCATTGCAGTTGTGAGAAGTGCACTCTGGCGATCCTGAGAAGCAGCGCGTCTGAGATCATTGTTTTCAGCCTGCAGGTTAGAAATCTTTTCATTGCAAAGATAATCAAGAATGGCTCTTGTTCCAGCGTTCTGGCTGTCAATAATATCTCTTGTGTTGCTGTTCATTGTGTTCTGCAATGCGCAGGTATTCTGTGCCATATTGTAGTTTACGCCCTGGATAGCTTCCCTGGTTTCACAACAGCAGTTCGCAAGCTGAGCCTGTAAAGCATTTGTATTCTGCATGTTTGCTACAGTATCAGCATTGATTGCCTGCTGGATTCCAAAGCCGGTCTGCATGATGTTTGTATTGATTCCGTTAAAACCGGTAAGCATACCGTTATTCATGGCATAGAATCCATCACACAGGCCACTATTGATTCCGTCAAGCTTGCTAATTACTGCGGAGTTATCGAATCCTCTCTGAATGTCCGCCTGAGTAGCTGCTGTGGCTGCATATCCGCCGCCGTTGCCATTATTGCCCCAGCCGTTGTTTCCCCATCCAAAGAAAGCAAAAATGAATAAAACAATAATCCACCAGCTACCATCTCCGCCAAACATGCCGTCATTATTTCTACCGTTTCCAGTAGCAGCGGCAATATCTGCTAAGCTATAATTTCCATCCATAATATAATCTCCTTTTTGTGTATTTACATCAATCTGGCCAGATTGTAATGTACTATT